CCACAGGAGACGAGAAGCGAGGCTGTGAAAGCTGACGATGTGTACCAGAAAGCTCTGGACTACATCCGTGGGAATCCTTCCAAGGAGTCCTTTGACAAGGTTATGTCGGCAAAGGGCAAACTATTCAGTGAGGCTCAAGTTTCAACGCTTAAATCTTTAATCGGTAATGGATAATAACGAAAACGATGTCTTGCTAGAGGCACAACAGATTGTGCTGCTAGACGGCTCATCTTGGAGGAAGGACAATTTACTTGAGAAGATGAAGGACGACTCCTTCTACTACGGGTATCTTGGTAGTGCATCACTATCATCTTCCTCTGTGAAGATTCTGAACCAATCTCCGAAGGCTTATCATCGTTACCTACGCTTCGGCTCAAACTCGGACAGCCCTGCGCTCACAAACGGCAAGCTGTTTCACACGATGGTTCTTGAGCCTCAAGAGCTTGAGAACCGATTCGTTGTGGTTGATGTAGCCTCCAAGAGCACGAAGGCTTTCAAGGACGCTAAGGGTGCATCTGAGGGCAAATCCGTTATCACACGAGACGAGTACGATGATTGCAAGAGCTTGTGCGACACGATGTTTCGTTGCAGGGCTATATCCGATATCATTCAAGGCTCGGTGTACGAGAAGCCTGGGATTGGCTATGTGAACGGCTATCCGTTCCGTGCGAAGGCTGACATGATTCACAGCGATGGTTCAATTTACGACATCAAAACCACTTCGGACATCACATCGTTCGAGCAAAGTGCTAGGAGGTATGGGTACGCTGCACAGGTGTACATATACTCAAAGATATTCTCTGTTCATTTCTTGAACTTTCACTTCATTGTGATTGACAAGTCGACTGGAGACCTTGGTATGTTCAGCGTATCAAGGGAGTTTTACGAGCTGGGGGAGCGGCTTGTAAGAAACGCTACGATTACCTATAGAGATTTCTTTATAGAAGGAAGAGATTTAGACAATCACATCATTACAAACATTCTTTAAAAACAAAAACTATGTCAACAGAAACTAGACCAAAACCAAATTACTGCGGTAGCGTATTTTACGATGAATACGAGGGCCAATTTTCAGGCTACACGCTATCGCTAACTGTTGCAGAAATGCAAGAGGCGATTAAAAAAGCAGACCACAATGGCCGTGTACGAATCAGGGTCAAGAATGGTCGAGACCCCAAGAAGCCTTACGCTATTCTTGTAGAACCAAAACCACAGCAGTCAGAAGCTCCCCAGCAATCCTCTGACTTACCCTTCTAAATGGAAGAATTTATAGCGTTTTTCGTAGCACTCGAATGGAAAGTCAAAATGGTTTACTCTGACAATCCGTTCTTTGGGTTCACCAAGGATGACAAGAAGATACTGCTGAACATTCAAGTAGGAACCTTTGAAAACCCTGTCGCCAAGCTCTCTAATCACAGGAGACATCCAATGGAAACCCATGTTTTGCTTGTAACACCCAACAAGCCTCTAACCAATGTCGTACTCCTGGAATCGAAAGATTTCTGGGAGGCGACGGAGGCTGGAGTTGTAAACCTAAAACAGATAGCAGACAAAATCAAATGGAAATCAAGAGTCGAAGACACAAAAAGCGTAAAATAGTCGTTGAGTTCCCACCATCGATTACTTTGCTACTATGGCTAATCCTATCGGGTATGGCTGTAATGATAAGCGGTGGGATATTTGTACTAATACTTAAACTATTAAATGTAATCTAATGGAACTTTTATTTTTACTACTAGGCTTCATGTTCATGCTGTTCAACGAGATGGAGGACGAGTGCATCAAGAGCCAATGGGGCCCTAAGTTCATGAAATGGAACAGCATCGCTTCTTGGAAGAACAAATGGGCTTTAACGAGGTCTGGTAGGCTTAAGCCGTATAGACCCAAGTGGTATCACTTCGGTACCCCGATGCCTCAAGAGGAGCGATTCCCATTCAGCTCTACATTCTTGGTGTTCCTCACGGACGCTGAGCACCTGTTTCAGATTTGCAAGATAGTCGTCGCATCGGTGGCTATCGGTGTGCTAAACCCAACGCTTGGCGTTTCGTTCTTCGTGGGGCATTTATTTGTGGGCATTGCAAAAGAAACTTTCCTAAAGTCTTGGATTAAAGGCTAATCGTTCTAAAAACAAAACAAATGAAAAATAAGTTAAAAATAATTTGGCATGATTTTTGGACTGACCCAGGCTACTACATTATAGTTATATTGAGTATTGTTTTGGCTTCAATGTTAATAGTTTGGACTTCAATGTTAATAGTTGGTACAATACTGAGCATAGTCCAAACTTTAAAATAACAAATCAAATGAAACAAGATGAACATCGGAAACGTACTCGAATTGCTCATTGAAATCGGCAAGGGAATAGCCACTGCGCTCTTTATTTTAATCATGCTCACACTAATCTGGACACTATAAGTCTGTAAAGAAACCCCCAAAATCTATACGCAATCGGATATAACCGTCAGCCTCTGGGCTTACAAAACCTCCACCAGCGTCAGCCTATAAACTTACCAACCAAACCCCATGAAAAACGAAACAATCAAAACCGAATGGAGCTTACGCTCATGCTTTGAGCAGATGCGAGATGCGAATGGTGATGTGATGCTCACTGAGAAGCAGCAAGAAGAAATCGTTAGGCTTGCAGAAAAAAAGCTAAAACTACTAAACAAAAGACCATGACACCTGAGAAAGCCGTTTACATCATAAGGTCTCTTGTGGATGAATATGGCATTTCGCAATCCACGATGGCCAAGCATTTAGATATGTCGAGGGGAGGATTCATTAAAGTATACAATGGTCAGAGCAGACCATCATCAGTCTTTGTGTCCAACGCATCAAGGCTCATTAGAAGAATACGAATGGAGGTGTCCAATGGATAGACACCTAGTTGGAGTGTATGGTACGCTCAAGCGTAGCAAGGGCAACCACCCTTACATGGAGTACGCTGATGCCGAGTTCTTAGGCGATTGCGAAACCAAGGCGAAGATGAGGCTATGCGTTGACGGGCTCCCCTACTTAATCAAAGGAGAGCACGAGGATGGCGAGAATGTCAAGATAGAACTCTACTCCGTTGATGATGTGGGGCTCAGGATTTTAGATTCCCTTGAGGGCCACCCTTACTTCTACGAGCGAGAGAAGATACCGCTTATCATGGAGGACGGCTCAGAGATTGAAGCTTTTGTTTATCAAGTAACCCAAAAATATGACAATGGAAGATACCAAAAAGAGTACTAACGAAAAGATTATAGAGCAAGTCCGTGCTATTGAGACCTTGCTCATTGAGAAGAACATCGCTTACGGGGATAGCGCAACGAACCCTGCGAATGTGTTCAGCAAGAAATCACCGAGGGATTCTATCTGCGCTAGGATTGACGATAAGTTGAACCGCATCAAGAACCGAGGGCTCAACGACCACACCGAGGACACCGTAACTGATTTAATTGGCTATTTAATTTTATTAAAAATCGTATTACAAGATGAACGAGAGCAACCCGCTAGACAAGAGGATAACGGTGTTCAAGACACTGACGGACACAGCGAACCCGATTATCGCTACGCTTGGACAAGTAGTTCAACAAGTGGCGAACCCCAAAAAGTATTCTTTAGCGATTATTGAGCGCATTCGCTCAGGCGAGGCGACTAAAGACGAGAAGAAGCAGCTACCCATCATCTGTTTCTCTGGGGTGTTCAAGACGAGGGACGATGCGTCTCTTGAGGAGCACTCTGGCTTGATGGTTATCGACATCGACGATGTTAACGCTGTAGAAGCCAAGAGGCACATAGCACTGGATAAGCACACGCTTGTATGCTTCGTGTCACCCTCTGGGAGAGGCATCAAGGTCGTGGTAAGGATATCAAACTCTGAACGCCACCGAGACCACTACCGCTCCATCATCAAGTACTACGACATCAATTACGGCCTTGAGGTAGACCCAACGGGTATCAATGTGTCAAGGGCTTGCTTCTTTAGCTACGACCCAGAGATTGTTTATAGAGAGGACGCTGAACCCTACGGGGGTCTTCTCTCCGAACGAGCCGAGGCGCAACAGATTGAAGTTAAAACAGCTGGTATCACAGACTATGAACAGCTGAACATTGCGTGTCGCATGATTCGCAGAGCTGAGCAGGGGGAGAAGCACGATGTGCTGCTTCGTGCCTCTGTGCTCTGTGGTGGTTACGTCGCTGCCTCACTAATGGAGGAGGATGAGGTCGTCCGTGTATTGGCTAGGGAGATAAGCAAGCGAGATGTAGACTCCATGCAGGTAGCCATGAACACCATCAGGGACGGCTTAGAGCGAGGCAAATTGATGCCCATTAAGAATGTCCTTGACGAGCGTGATAAGATGCGTAGGGAGCTCCTAATAAGCGATGGGGATATGTCCTTCATCTCCTCTGACGACGACGATTACAAGTGGATTTCCATGTTCGCAAGAGGGGAGATTCCTCAAGGTCTGTCCACTGGAATTGAGAAGGTTGACGCTCACTGGCGGTTCAAGAAGAACTTTATGGTTATCAACGGCCATTCCAACATCGGTAAGACGACCTTCGCATTGTACCTACAGGTGGCTAGCTCCATGAAGCACGGATGGAAGTGGCTGCTATACACCTCCGAGAACAAGACCGCCTCCGTGAAGATGAAGCTAATGACCTTCGCCATGGGTAAGACCATTGAGTCGATGACCAAGGCTGAATTGAAGCTCAGCTACGACTGGGTTCGAGCTCACTTCACGATTATCGAGAACAACAAAACCTACTCCTTCTATGACCTCCTCGTCTTCACTGAGAAGGTTCTACGCCAAGAGAGGCTTGATGGGGTCCTCATAGACCCCTACAACGGACTCAAGCGTGATATGAGGCAGGGTTCTACCTTGGGTGTGCATGAGTACGACTACGAAGCGATTAGCGAGATGCTGACAATGGCGAACGCCAACGGCATTGCGGTGTGGCTCAACGCCCACGCAGTAACGGAAGCCCAGCGTATGAAGGGCCCAGACGGGTTGCCCATTGCCCCGTTTGCAGAGCAGACCGAGGGAGGTGGTAAGTTCGTAAATAGGGCGGATGATTTCGTGACCTTTCACAGAAAGATTCAGCACCCCGATGCAGCGTTGAGGCGAACTGTTGAGATGCACGTTCGTAAGATTCGTGAGACAGAGACGGGAGGTTCCCCTACATCGTTGGACAACCCTCTCATGTTCGAGTGCAACTTTGACAGAAACACCTTCTACTTCAACGATGGCTCGCTGATGTTTAACCCTTTAGCCTGTGGAGAACTAAGTGAAACTTTATTTAGATAATTGACAGATAGGTTCATAGATTTACAGATGGCCAAAAAAACTAAGATAAATGCAGAGAAGAACTTCTACGATGGAATCCAATTCAAGAGTGGTCTGGAGCTCTACTGCTACAAGAAACTCAGAGCCGCTGGTTTGGTATTCGACTATGAGTCGGAATCGTACACGCTCATGGACGGCTTCGTTTTCCCAGGTACCTACTTTAAGTGCACCAACGGGGCTCAGCTCATGGTCAACCGAAGCAACGGGAAGGAGTTCCCCATCACCTACAAGCCAGACTTTGTGTCCCATGACCACAAGTTCATCATTGAAACCAAGGGATTTGTGCCTTCGCAGCACACATTCACAATACGCTGGAAGCTATTTCTTCACTGGCTGGTCATCAACGAGATGACTGATTACAAAATCTTTTTACCTAAAAACCAATTACAAGTAGACCAAACCATAAACATAATCTTAAACGATGGACAAGATACAACTGTCGGCTTACTACCTGATGTCGGTAAGTCGCATTCAAAGACACGCAATCGACCTGTACGAAAAACTACACGACGAAAAAGGGGACCCGATACACGACGAAGAGCTCGTTAGGAAAGCTTGCACCGAGCTGTTGGTGGATTCAAGGAAGGAGTTAGACTTCCTTAAAGACGCTCTGGAAGAGCACAACTCTCAGTAATATGAGCAGGTTTGCTTCATCGGTAGCCGAAGGAAAATCGGCAGAGGAGAGGTTTGTCGCTGACTATATCCTCACCTACGGTCTACCAGAGACCATCTTGAAAGCCTCTCAGTACCAAAACATCCACGAGCACTGGGATGTATCCATTAATGGGGACTGCATCGACGTGAAGGGCCGTAGAAGGCTCTCAAGGGGCTCTGGATTCAACGAGGCTTACGCTATCTTCGAGATGAAGAATGTAAGCGGTAGACTAGGCTGGGGTTATGGGTTAGCGACATTCATCGTGTACGAGTTTGAGGACCGATGGGTGACGGTGGATAGGGACAAAATCGTGTCCATTGTGGAGCCAAAGCTATTGGAGGATAAGCAGGTTTACTATAAATTTGCAGGCCCCTACAAGAACCACTCAAGGGAAGGCCGTAACGACCTGTTCACATGGATTCCAGTGGCTGATTTGGAGGAGATAAAGACTAGTTCATTCATTAAAAAAATCAAAGATGCTCTTTAAACAAAGAATACCATACAAACCCTTTGAGTACCCCGTCTACTATACGGAGGGGTGGCTCAAGCAAGCTCAAGCGTTCTGGTTGCACACGGAGATACCCATGCAACAGGACGTTAAAGACTTTAGAGAAAATTTATCTGACCACGAGAAGCAGCTCGTTGGGAACATCTTGCTAGGCTTCGCTCAAACAGAGTGCGCTGTGTCTGACTATTGGACAAATCAGGTCACAAGGTGGTTTCCTAAGCATGAAATCATCCAGATGGCGATGATGTTTGGTTCTCAGGAGACCATCCACGCAACGGCTTATAGCTACCTCAACGAAACCTTGGGCTTGGAGAACTTCGACGGCTTCCTCCACAACGAGGTAACGAAGAACAAGTTCGACAACCTGATGAACACCAAGAACGACTACACCTATGTGGAGCTGGCAACAATGCCACTTGCTAGGGTCGAGGTAGCCAAGTCGCTGGCGGTGTTCTCTGCCTTCGCTGAGGGTGTGTCGCTGTACTCCTCCTTTGCTGTGCTGTATTCCTTTCAGATGCGTAACCTACTCAAGGGGATAGGGCAGCAGATGAAATGGTCTGTGAGGGATGAATCCTTGCACTCTAAGATGGGTTGTATGTTGTTCAGGCAGATGTGCGAAGAGTACCCAGAGCTGAAGGATGCAGCGAGAGATAAGATTCTGGAGGCTGCTCATTTGAGCGTCAACATGGAGATTGATTTCATCAACAAGATGTTTGAGAACGGGGACCTAGAGAACCTGAAGGCAGAGGACTTGGTGGAGTTCATCCGCAAGCGTGCCAACGAAAAGCTCATTGAGCTCGGATACGAGCCTGTGTTTATCGTTGACACCACGAAGTCGGATAACCTCGATTGGTTCTACCACCTAACGGGAGGTCTCACGCACACGGACTTCTTCGCTCTACGGCCAACGGATTACTCCAAAGCTGGAGAGGGGGAAGACTTTGAAGATGTTTGGCACTAAACCTTTAAACTATGAAACTGAAAAGACTTACACCAAAAGAGTACAAGAGCAAAGTCGCTGACATCTGCGACTCAATGACGGAGGATGAGGTTGAGAAACTGACCGTTTTTTATTGGGAGACCCAGATTAACGGGAAGAAGTTCTTCGTTACCTATATCTGCGAGACTGACGAGACTGATGATTCGGTTATGGAAATTATGAAAGCAAAATCCAAAGAGAAATGAACTACAACTACACAGACAAGATTCTATTTGATTACCTCACAGAGAACCCAGACGCAAGCGTCATCCAGATTAATAGAGTTACAGGAGTTAGCTTTCCTCTGATTACGGACTTCCTTGAGAACAAATGGAGGGGTGGTAAGGGGGAAACTGGCCCTAGAGGGGAACAAGGCCAGCAAGGGCCAGTAGGGCCTACTGGCCCGCAAGGACCAGGTGTAACATGGCAAGGCCCATATACACAATCGACTGTTTATTATCTAAACGATATTATCAGCTATAATGGTAGCAGTTGGATATGTATCGTAGCACAAACGACTGAGATACCAAGCTTAGATTCGAATGACTGGCAGCTATCGGCTGCAGCTGGGTCTGTTGGTCCTACTGGAGCTCAGGGTAGTCAAGGCAATACTGGGGCTCCTGGAGAATTAGGTCCACAGGGTCCCGTTGGTCCGCAGGGCTCTGTTGGTGCTAAAGGCGACCCAGGCCCAACTGGGTCACAAGGCCCTAGTGGCGAGCCAGGACCAAAGGGAGACCCTGGCACAAGCGTAGTTCTAAAGGGAAGCGTTGCAACAACAGCAGCTCTCAACAATATCCCCAATCCAACTGTTGGTGATTTGTATGTTGTTCTTTCGGATGGAAACGGATACACATACAATGGAAGCACTTGGAATGATGTAGGTAAAATCAGGGGTCCAGCAGGGCCTCAAGGACCGACAGGGCCTCAAGGTCCTGTTGGTAATACTGGTTTGCCTGGTGTGCCAGGAACAGTAGGGCCAGCTGGTCCAGGTGGAGTACAAGGGCCTAAAGGAGATAAAGGTAATCCTGGGGCCCAAGGTCCTAGTGGACCGCAAGGACCCATAGGGAACACAGGGCCAAGGGGTGAGACTGGATTGACTGGTCCTCAAGGGCTTCAGGGTCCTCAGGGCATTCAGGGGCCTCAAGGCCCAACAGGACCTCAAGGTCCTCAAGGAGACAGGGGAATAACATGGCAAGGCCCATGGGTAGCACAAGACACTTATTACCGCAATGACGTTGTTAACTATGGTGGCAGTAGTTGGATATGCGTTGTCGCAACAACAACGCAAACTCCCTTTTTAGGGTCAACGGATTGGCAGCTATTGGCTGCAGAAGGTAATCCTGGGCCTCAAGGAGTACAGGGTTCTACAGGATTAACAGGGGCTCAAGGTGTTCAAGGTCCAACTGGGGCTCAAGGGCCACGAGGCTTTAAGGGAGACACAGGCCCAACTGGGTCACAAGGTCTTACGGGTGTTCCTGGGCCACAAGGAAACCCAGGAACAAGCGTTGTCTTAAAGGGCAGTGTTGCTACAATAGCATCACTTAATAATATCCCAACCCCTGCTGTCGGTGACTTGTATGTCGTTCTAGCTGATGGTAATGGTTATGTCTACAATGGCACATCATGGAATAGCGTAGGGCAAATACGAGGACCTGTTGGTGCTACAGGGCTTACAGGGCCTCAAGGTCCTATTGGAGCTAATGGAGCACAAGGTCCACAAGGAACGGTAGGGCCACAAGGGCCACAAGGGCCACAAGGGGCTATAGGTAATACAGGAGCAATAGGTGCGCAAGGTCCAACAGGTGCACAAGGACCTATTGGCCCTATTGGCCCAAAGGGGGAGACTGGATTAACTGGTCCAACAGGGGCACAAGGCCCTATAGGTAACACAGGTCCAACAGGACCCCAAGGGCCTAAAGGGGATATAGGTATATCATGGAAAGGACCTTGGTCTGCTCAAACCACGTATCTTCGAAACGATGTTGTTAGTTATAGTGGTAATAGTTGGATATGCGTTGCCTCTACAACAACTCAAACACCTGGGCTGAATTCCTCTGCATGGCAATTATTAGCTGCAGTAGGTAGCCAAGGACCTCAGGGGCCTCAAGGTATTCAAGGGAATACGGGGTTGCCAGGTACTCATGGTATTCAGGGGCCACAAGGGCCACAAGGTCCAGCTGGTGCTAAGGGAGATACGGGTGTTCCTGGAGCGCAAGGACCACAGGGCCCACAGGGTAACAATGGTACAAGCGTTGTCTTAAAGGGTAGTGTTTCAACTGTATCAGCACTTAACAATATCTCAAGCCCATCCATAGGGGATTTATATGTTGTTCTTGCCGATGGAAATGGTTATGTGTATAACGGAAGCTCTTGGAACAATGTTGGTCAGATACGTGGACCTGTTGGGGCAACTGGAGCTCAAGGCCCAGCTGGACTTACAGGTGCTGCTGGACCGCAAGGCCAAGTGGGTCCTACAGGAGCTGTGGGTCCACAAGGAATAGCGGGATTAGCTGGCGCTACTGGAGTTGCTGGGCCCCAAGGGCCTGCTGGCCCCAAAGGGGATTCAGGTTCAGTTGGAGCAACAGGGCCTCAAGGTCCGATTGGATTAACAGGACCGCAAGGCCAACAAGGCGCAACTGGGGCTGCTGGAGCAGTAGGACCACAAGGACCTAAGGGAGACAAAGGAGATATAGGGTTTACTGGGCAACAAGGACCTGTAGGGCCTCAAGGTCCTGTCGGTAATACTGGCCCGATTGGGCCACAAGGTCCAATAGGAATACAGGGAGTGCAAGGCCCTGAAGGGCCAATGGGTGCTCAGGGTCCTATTGGGCTTACAGGTCCAGAAGGTCCTGGATATTCTCATGGGCAAAATGTTGGTGATATCAAATATTGGGATGGCGTTGAATGGAAGAATTTAAGTATAGGAACGGCTGGTCAAGTGTTGACAGTCGGAGAATCAGACAATTTAACTTGGACAGATAAATAATGAGAAACTACGGAAAAGAATTTAATTGGGAGGTCGGTGTAGACTTCCCCGCTTGGGCGAATACAGAGGAGTATGTCAAGACCATTACGAATGGGTACTTGATTAACAATGAAACCCCCAAAGAAGCATACAATAGAGTATGCAGAGCAGTAACAAACAGATTGAATCAAACGAAGGCATTCGAGGACAAGCTGTTTTCGTACATCTGGAATAATTGGTTGTGCTTAGCCACACCAGTTCTCGCTAACACAGGGACCGATAGAGGGTTACCAATCTCTTGCTTCGGTGTAGATGTAGGAGATAGCATCCAAGACATCGGCATGAAAAACCTAGAGATGATGCTGCTAGCAAAGCACGGTGGAGGGGTCGGTATCGGCATGAATATGCTGCGACCTGCTGGGTCACCTATCGCTAACTCCAACGGCACCACCGATGGCGTTGTACCGTTCTGCAAAATCTACGACTCCACCATCCTTGCGACATCGCAGGGGAACGTAAGGCGTGGGGCTGCAAGCGTCAACCTGAACATCGAGCACGACGACTTCTGGGAGTGGATTGAGATTCGTGAGCCAAAGGGCGACGTGAACCGCCAGTGCTTGAATATGCACCAATGCGTTGTGGTTTCGGATAAGTTCATGCGTAAGCTTGAAGAGGGAGACCAAGAGTCACGCAGACGCTGGGCTAAGGTATTGCAGAAGCGTAAG